CATCGATTTAAATTTACATACATTTTCTACAAATTTTATTTTCATCATGATCTATCATCTGAAATTTATTCCAATAATCTAAATCTCTTTTATAAATTTCAATATTTTCATCATATTCATACTTAATATTTTCATCATATTCTTGATTCAAATATGGAAAAACTGGCATAGATAATGACTTTTTGAAGAAAATTTTTCTAAAACAATTTACACATAAAGTATGTTCACATTCTTCTCTTCTTACAGATATATTTGATTTTTTTGAACATAACGAACATTCAGCTTTTTCAATGATTCTTTTTTTATTTTCATAGGGTAATATTAGACAATCTTTGCAAAATTCGTCATCTTTATCGATTTGATTAAAACATATAGAATAATTCTCACATTCTTTTTTTGTATTTTTTGGTATTAGATAATTTGGTACCAAACAACATGAATCTCCAGAACAAACATATTTAAAATTTGACATTATTTATTTTAAATTTTTACAAGTTTTTAAACTTAAAAATATATTTTTTATCATAAAAATAAAAATGGCAGAAAAAAAACAAAATAATAATATACAGTATAAAGATGTTAATATGACTGATAATAGTTTAGTATATTATTCATTTTATACTTATAATAGATTACTATCAAATCTAAGATATTTTAAAACTATTGAAAATAAATTTGATGCAAATGAAATTGTAAATAATTTATATTTAGGATCAATAAGTTCATGTTATGATTTCGATGAACTTAAAAATAAAGGTATAACACATGTAATAAGTGTAATGGCTGGATTCGTTCCACCTTTTCCTGAAGATTTTAAATATTTAGTTATAAATGCTTTAGATAATGAAAATAACGATCTTTCAGAAATTTTTAAATTTAGTAACGAATTTATAGAAAATGCACTTGATAACAATGGTAAAGTTCTCATACATTGTATGGCTGGTAGAAGTAGAAGTGCTACTATATTAATAGCATATTTAATTGAAACTATAGGTATGGATGTAGATAATATTTTATTAGCAGTACAAAATAAACGAAAAATTGTACAACCAAATTTTGCTTTTATGACCCAACTTAAACAATATCATTTTAATAAATTCTATTTACACGCTTGAAGAAAAGCTAAATGCTTCTGAAGAAGACGATAGTGATTTATTTGATTTATTATAGTATATTAATTAAATACATATAAGCTGCTTTTGTTTTAACTAAATATGTTCTATATTCAGACTTTTGTTTCATAATTAAATCAACAATATACCAGTTTTCTAAAAAATGTTCTGCTATATCTTCAATCACTAACCATCCATTAACTTTCAAATTTTTCAAACCAAAAATTAATGTATTTAAATTTGCACCTATCGAATGTAATCCATCGTCAATAATTAAATCATATTTTTTATCAGAAAATACTTCAAAAGTTTCATAATTTAACTGATCTACATAATTTGTAAAAATTCTATTTTCTTCAAATAAAGTAGCTCTATCTAAATCACCACCATATATCACAGAATTTTGTAAATATTCTTTCCATGATCTCAATGATGCTCCAGGACTTCCATAAGATCCCATAGTTGATATAAAATCTGGATTACTTGAACCTATACCTATTTCTAAAATATTTAATTTGTTTTCTATACCAAGTTTATTTAATATGTGATAATATATAATATGATAGTTGTGACTTGATGATTTATCAGAATGATATTTATTGAATATAGAAGCCAGGTATTCACATTCGGGTGAATAAAATTCATTCACATCATAAATTTTTGGTTTTGTCTCTAATAAAGAATCTAATTGAGGAATAAATAATGATGCTGATTTAACCCATAATTCTGTATATTTTTCGTTATTTGCGCTACTAGTTCCAAAATTTTTAATTATTTTTTATCTTTTTAGATAAAAAATTTAAAAAATGAAAACCTCAGAAAAATTGATTTTTTAACTATTTTTTTTGTAGAATTTCAACTTTGTTTTTTGTTACTAAGAATGACTTCAAAACTAACCAAACTTTTCATCGAATTCACTTCTGAAATTGTATCTGACAACACTGCTCTTGATCATGATGAAGTAAAATCCATTTTATCAAAGAAGGATTCAAGACAACAAATTGAAGATTTTTTCAAGAACAACAAAATTAAACAAAAAAAAGAAAAAAAAGATTCTGAGTCCGACGAACCAAAGAAACCTAAAACTGCGTATATTATTTTTTGTTCATCTGAAAGAGATACCGTAGTTGATGCAAACCCAGGAGTTGAACACAAGGACATCACTTCTTTACTTGGGAAACGCTGGAAGGATATTCAACTAAATGATAAGGATCTCTTTCAAAAATACAATGATCTAGCCGTAAAGGAAAAATCTGAGTACGAAGAAAAGATGAAAGAATATAGAATTCTGAATAATATTCCTGAAAAGATTGAAAAAGTGAAGAAACCTAAGGTTGTAAAACCTGAAAAGGCAATGTCACCTTTTTACTATTATCTCAAGGACGTGGAAGATAATGTTACTGAAAGTAATATAACCTTGAGTAAAAAGGAAATTCTTGATATTATTAAAAAGGATTGGAAGGAATTAAAGGATGAAAAGGACAATGATATTGTGAAAAAGTACAAACAGATGGCAATCAACAAGAAACTTGAACTTAAAACTTCAGTTTCAGTGTCAACTCAGACTTCACCTCCGTCATCTCCGATTCATCATTCTTCACCAATCATTTCACCTATATTATCCGTCAAGAATAATGTTTCTTCTCCAAAGAAAAAGAAAAAGAAGGAAACTGCAGATGGAGAACCAAAGAAGAAGAAAAAGAAGGAGGAAGCTGCTGGCGGAGAAGAACCAAAGAAGAAGAAAAAGCTTATTAAGAAAGTCGAAGAAGATGAGGAAGAAATGGATTTTGAGTAACTTTAAATATAAATACAAACTTTTTAAAAAATATTTTTTAATTTATATACCTTGACAAACTTTTTCAATAAACATATTTAAAAATGTAAATGATTTAAATTAAAAATGGTACATATCGCAGTTTTATTAATGGTAAAAAATGAAAAAATCAGATTACCAGTAACTCTTAATAGTATAAAAGGTTTTGCCGACTCTTTAGTATTATTTGATACTGGTTCAGAAGATGAAACTATTGAAATAGCTAAAACTTTTTGTGAGGAAAATAAAATTCCCTTTCGTCTAAAACAAGGCACTTTTGTAAATTTTTCTATTTCAAGAAACGAATCCTTAGAATTCGCTGATACTTTCGAAGATATTGATTATCTTTTAATGTTAGACGTCAACGATGAATTAGTAGGTGGGGAATTTTTAAGAAAATACACAGGAGAATATATCGACAATCCGTCCACAGGATTTCTTCTTTGTCAAGAATGGTTTTCTGGACAACTTGATAAATATTATAATGTTCGTTTAATTAAACCAAGAAGAGGATGGAGATATATGGGAGCAGTACACGAATATATTAAGACTAGTATAAAAGAATATGAAGAACATCCTATCGTAAAACTTCCAGATAATGTTGTTCTCTACCAAGATAGAACACAAGACGACGATAAATCAGGTAAAAGATTTAAAAGAGATAAAGAATTACTTTTAGCAGAATTCGAAAAAGATCCAACTGAACCTAGAACTGTTTTTTACTTAGCACAAACATTTTCATGCTTAGATGAAAAGGAAGAAGCATTTTATTATTACAAACTTCGTTCAGAATTAGAAGGTTTTCAAGAAGAAAAATTTCATGCATTCCTAAGAGCTGGAGAAATTTCTCAAAAACTCAACCATAAATGGCATGATTCTTTCATTTGGTTTTTAAAAGCATTTGAACATTCCTCAAGAGCAGAACCTCTTCTTTTCATGGCTATTTATTATCTACATATAAAAAATTGGATCCTAGCATTTACTTATATCAAACTTGCATGTAGTTTAAGTTATCCAAATGATTCAATTTTATTTGTAAATAAGATCGACTATGACTATAAGAGATGGCATTTATTAGGAATAGTTTCATATTATGTTGGACAATATCAGGAAGGTAAAATAGGATGTTTGAACGCAATTCAATATTGTAAAAATACGAAAAATTGTAAATTTCCGGTAGAGATAGACGAGAAAAATTTAAAATTTTATCAAGACAAAGAATTTGAATTGAATAATCAACATGTCTTAGGAAATTCTAATAACAATTCTAATTATAGTAGTCAACAAATGCAATCTGATGAACCACAATCTATTAAAACAAATAAAAATGTAGTTATAAATGAAATTCTAACAAAAAAGAAATTTATTGAAACAAAGATAGAAGAACTAAAAAAAGAAACTCCTACATTATCGAATAGACAAGTGAATATTACTGCAAACATGTTGTGGAAAAATCGTCAAAAATAAGAAAAAAAAATAAGATGATTTTTATTATATTTTTATATAATAAAAAAATGAGTGACATTGGGGAAATTGTATTAAATTTTATGTTTATTAGAGATCAGGTAAAAATTTATCATTGGACAACAACTAGTTTTGCTAGACATAAAGCAAGTGATTCTTTAGTTGATAGCTTGACTGACAAAATGGATAAATTTATTGAAACTATTCAAGGTATACATTCAAAAAGATTAGTAATTCCAAAAAATAAAAAAATTTCATTTAAAAATGAAAGCGATAACTCAATTGTTGTTTTATTAGAAAATTTTAAGGAATGGCTTACAAACACATTACCAAAATATATGAAAAAAAATACAGATCTTATAAATATTAGAGATGATATTCTTTCTGATGTAAATAATACTTTATATCTATTTACATTCACACGATAAAAGATATATCTGAATCTTTTTTTAATAATCTTTCTGGAATATATTCTAATAAAACATCACATAAATAATCATAACAAGTATTTTTATCGTCTTCGTCCCTTTCTACAACCATATCGGATAATATAATTTCTATTGTATCTATCTTTTTAGAATATTTTTTAGATCTCGTACCGTAAAAGACTGCATCTCCTACATCCTCAGGTAAAATATCATCATTCAAGATTTTGTATTTATATTTTTTATTTATTATAATTGTTAGATCATGTAAACAAATTTCAATAATTAAAATATTACTAACATCTTCAATACTTATTTTCATATTTTTCAAATTACTAGCAATCCCTGACGAATCTTCTTCATTCACATTCACATGCTTAGCTAACATTTCATCAAAGGATGAAACATTTATCTTAGGTCGATCTTTTTTTATATTTATATCCTTTAAAATTTTTGAACATGATTTTAAATGATCGTCCATATCATATTCAACAGATTCTAAACAAAACCAACATAAATGTTCACTATCAGAACATTTAGATAATAACAAAGATTTAAATTTTATAATTCGAATATTTTCCTTTTGAGTTTTAAGACTATGACAATTCGGACACAAAACTTGTAAATTTTCTAAACTATCATTATTCGAAATTGAATGGGGTATTATATGATCCGTCTGAAAAGTTGGTGGTAAAATTTTACAACACTTTAAACAAAGATAGTTTTGACGATGAGCAACTTCTTTTTTCACAGATTCGCTAAGCTTTCTTTTACGGCTCATTATATATTATTCGAATCAAGTCTTTAAACCAGTTTTAAAAATTTTGCGTATATATATTATATTTATAAAAAATTTTAGTTTATATTTTTTATAAAATAAATAATAAAAACAAAAAAATGAATATTGCATTTTGTTTTATAGTTAAAGATGGAGAGAAATATTTAGAAAAAAATTTGTCTCGTATTATTAATATAGGTGAAAAATTTAATAGTTATAAAATATTTTATGCAGAAAATGACAGTTTGGATTCGACTAGAGAAATATTAGAAAAAATTTCGTATAATAATAAAAATTTGTCTGGTATAAGTTTAAAATTAGATGGAAAACATTCAACCGATTTATGTAAATCTTCAGATAATTACAATTGTTTTTATAGAACACAAAGACTTGCATATTTAAGAAATAAAGTTTTAAATTTAGCTAAGGAATGGAATGATTGTAATATAATGATAATGTTAGACCTAGACTTTATCGATTTTGATGAGAAAGAATTTATGAATATGATTACAATAATTTGGAATAATGAAAAAATAAATGCAATTTTTGGAATGTCAGTGACTGAAAAAGATAATAATTGTTTATATGATATCGGTGCTATTGAACCACAATATAAAATTATAGATATAATTGAAGATGAATTAGTTAATGTTTCAAGTGCATTTAGTGGGGTTGGTATTTATAAAATGAAAATTATAAAAGACAATAATATTTCGTATAAAGAAGATACAAATAGTATAGAACATATTGATTTTAATAAGCAAATGAATAATTTATTTGTATATACTAAATTTAGACCTATATATGAAGGCACTGGATCTTTGTATTTTTTTAATAATAGAAAATATATATATATATTATTACTTTTTTTATTGATTATCTTTATTATTTTAGGTTTTGTAATTTTTGTTTTTTATAAATAATAAAAACATGGACTTCGAAGAACAAAAAAAATATACATTAGAATCGATACAAAAATCTGATATTTTAAAGAAACCTTTTCATCACGTTTTTATTGAAAATATATTATCTCCAGAATTATATTCGAAAATTATTGATAAGTGTAAATATTTTAAAAACCCAAATATTATTCAAACTAGAAATCAAGACAGTAATAAATTTATGAATAGAAGATATAATTTTACGGATTTAAATGACGATGTAATCATACTTTTTAAACAAATTTTTGAAGATGAAGATATAAAACAAAGTCTTCTTTCCAAGTTTTTTGTAAATACGTCGAAACTTTTAAAAAATATGAAAGTTCATACTAAAGAATTTGAGGTTGTATTCACAGAAAAAGATAGATTTCAAAATATTCATGTTGACATTCCTTCAAAATTCTTATCACTTGTATTTTATTTGCCAGAAGTATCAACACCATTTGAATTATCAGATAGTGAAATCGCGAATAATTCTACCGTTTTGTACGATAAATCAATGAATCCTGTACATTCTGCAAAATATAAATCTAATTCTGTTTGTGTCTTTGCTCCTCATTTTTATTCATATCATGGATTTGCAACTACCATTGAAAGAACAGCAATTGTATTGTTTTACATTGATGAAAAATTACTTAATGAACATGATTCTAAAATAGCAGAAGTTGATAGAAGAAAAAGAAAAGAAACAGACTTTAAAACTTTTAAAAATAATATACTATCCAAATTAAAAGAATTTCCTCTAATAGAATACAAAGATCAAAATTTAGAAGAAATTATGAAAGAATGTAAAATAAATGCTCCAAATGGACGTGTTTTATAATTTGAATGATAAAAATATTACTGATAA